CCGTCTTCGCCGTCGGACAACCGATCATCGTTAACAACAACCTGCGGACCGGAAGCGATAGAGAGGTTATTCACCAGCGCGCGCAATGTCGCGTTTGCCACGTCAGCGACGTCTGTGAGGATATCCGGAAGACCGTTACCCACCGGCGTGCCGGGGACCTTCTCGAAGCTCGTGATGAAGTACGGATGCCGCTTGCGCGGGCTCGGCGTCATCTGGACCTTTATGATATGCGTGCCGATAAGCCATGCCTGTACCATGTAGTCGCGCAGTGGGTCAGGGATCAAATCCGGGTCCATGCCTTGCTGCAGCAGTTGCAGGCCCTGCACGTTCCCATTGAATTCGAGGCACGTAATCAACCCGCTCCGATTATACATCGGGTTTTCGCGGTTCTCTTGGTCGGCGCGCTCGGCGTCGGTCTGGTCCCAATTATCATTAAGGCCGCCGTTGCCGTACTCTAAGAGCACAGCTTTGACCTCGTCCTTATTGTAGCCGGGGAGGTCAAGAAGATCGTTCAGGTCGGCACGGGTGAGGCGCTGCTTTTCGATGACCGACGCATCTTCGATGTCGGCGACCCCCGGCGTAAACCAAATGTCGAATGGCGACACACGTTGCCAGAAAAGCCGGGGTTTATTGGTCGAGAGGGCTGTGCCGTTTTTCCATTCGACGGACGGCACCACACGAACGATTGGGCCCTTAATACAAGCAAAAGGAAATAGTGGCAGATCAACAAGAAACTCGGCGAGGGCTTTGTAAAAGCCTCCTTCCACCAAATACTCATCGATTTTATCCTCCGCGATTTTTGCCTGAATTGATGCTTTCTTTTTTGCCGCCTGCCGCGCGGCCCCCATCAATTGGTTCACGCGGTCGCGGATTGTCGCCGGGTCTACCGGAGCGCCGGCCGCCGCATTGGTCTGAACTTCCGTCTCGACCAGCTTCATAATCGCGGCGAGAATATTTTCAGGGATAGCGGGATCGGGACCTTCGTTGAGGCCCCACGGGCGATCCGTCTGCAGATACACATCCCGAAGAAGGCTCGACGCACCACGGCATTTCATCGCGATGATGCGCGCGTAAACCTCCGAGCCGCCGAAGTTTCGAATTTCCTGTAGCTTCGCCGCGTCGTACTGGCCGTTAAAGGCGCGTAGCGCCGCGAGCAACCTTTCGCTCCACCCAGCCGTTACGTTGTTGCGGTGGTTGCGCATGATCTCGAACTGCGAGCGAATATAGCCCGCCAAGTTCGTCATCGTCGTTTGAGAAATTTTTGCGGCTTCGTCTTGCTCTTGCGCGATCTTTCGGTTCTGCTCTGCTTCCAAGCGATCAAGCGCCCCGCCGGGGATAACCCGGAGCATTGGACCTACGCCGCCGATTGCGCCTACGGGATTTGCCATCAGTCGCCTATATAGTATATCGGAACCAGATACAACATCGTGAGCATTCTATGGCCTCGGCATCAGACATGAAGCTGCCCGACAGTTTTCCCACAATCCCCGGCGCGGTCTACGACGAAATCAAACTTGTAAAGCTCGCCCGTGAAATTGCAATGGGCATTCGGCCACTCCAAAAAATTCTGGATGACGCCGGAATAGACCAGCTTGAATGGGCCGTTATCTCAAATAACAAGGCGTTTCTCAATCGGCTGCAGTCGGAATGCCTTGCGTGGGAGGGTGTCTCGAACACCCCCGAGCGGGTCAAGGTCAAGTCACAGAGCATCATCGAAGAGTACCTCCCCGAACTCTACGCTCGAATGAACGACAAGACCGAAAAGCTTTCCGACAAGATCGCCGCTGCTCAGATGGTCAAGGACCTTGCTGGCATGGGGTCGAAGGTCGACATGAAGACCGGTAACCCCGGCGACCGTGTCTCGATCACGATCAATTTGGGGGCCGATACCAAGCTCACCTATGAGCGAGAGTTACCCGCCAAGGTAATCGACGCCACCCCCGTGACAGTGGAAAGCCCAGAAGATGCCGGCAGTTAATTACAGCGCCTCGCCTACCTGCGCTCGCTTCATGAAGAGCGCGGCGTTTGGGCGATTGGTCGCCGGCCCCGTCGGTAGCGGCAAGACCACGTCGTGTATCATGGAACTTTTCCGCCGATCTCTCGAACAAGAAAAAGCCCCCGACGGATACCGATACACTCGATTTGCCGTTGTCCGTCAAACACTTAAGCAATTGAAAGACACCGTCCTCAAGGACATCATGAAAGAACTCGAAGGGCTTTGCACCTATCGGGTGACTGATAACCTCATCCTTGTTGAGTTCGGCGATATCCGGAGCGAATGGCTCCTCATCCCCCTCGAAGACCCCGAAGACCAACGCCGGCTGCTCTCGATGCAGTTGACGGGTGCATGGATGTCCGAGTGCATCGAGATGCAGGTGAAGCTGGTTGCGGCGCTCTCCGGACGCTGCGGCCGTTACCCGTCAGGTAACAAGGGGTATTGCACTTGGCGCGGGGTGATCGCCGACACGAACATGCCGTCGGAAGGAAGCGACTGGCACAAGTTCATGACGGACCCCAACAACACTGAGTGGGAGATTTTCCTGCAGCCGGGTGGGCTCGAAGAGCACGCCGAAAACTTAATGTGGCTCAATCAGACCGCAGAGAGCGTCAAGCTCCCGCTGGACAGCCCCGAGCGTGCCGCCATCGGCCGCGTCTACTACGAGCGCCTCGCTCGTACGTCGAACGTGGATTGGGTCAAACGATACGTGCACGCGCAGTTCGGCGACGATCCGTCCGGAAGCGCCGTCTACCGGGACAGCTTCAAGTCATCGTTTCATGTCGTCGAGGGGCTCCAGCCACACAAGTTCGCGCCGCTCATCATCGGTCAGGATTTCGGCCGAGACCCTTGCAGCGTGATTACGCAGATGGACCCGCGCGGTCGCTTTTGTATCCTCGAAGAAGTCATCGCCGAAGACATCGGTCTCGAAGCTCACATCGAGAAAAACCTTCGGCCGATACTGATGGGCTCGCGCTATTTCGGTATCCCGGTCATCGTGATCGGCGATCCAGCCGGCAACGCGAAGTCGTCAATTTACGAAGAGACCACTTTCGACGTCATGCGTCGCATGGGCTTCAAGTGCATGCCCGCGCCGACCAACGATCTCGATCCGCGACTTCGGGCGATTGAAAGCTGGTTGCTGAAACAGAGCGACGGTAAGGGGGCTATGCTGCTCGACAAGGACCGCTGCCCTGTCACGATCCGTGGTCTCGCCGGCGGCTACCGATACGCGCGTACGCGGACCGGTGTTAAGAAACCGCTCCCTGACAAGAACGAGTATTCGCATCCGCTCGACGCGCTTCAATACGCTGCGCTTGTAACGCACGGGCAGATGAACGAAGTAGTTGGTCGATTTCTTCATGGCCGTCCACAGCGGGCACCGCGCCCGAAGGTAAAAGCGGCCGGGTGGACTTGATCGTAACGCGGCGCTTCGCTTCCACTTGCGCGGGACGAAACGGCTTGCGCGCTACGCATCCATGCTTCTTCAATTCTATGCTGAGATACTTCACATGCCGATCATAGAGCATGGCGATATCCGACATCCGCGCACCCCAATTGTAGAGGTCGCAAATTTCCATCCAGTCCTGATCGGTAAGCTGTTTACGCGGCAACGACGTCGTGCCCCTTGTTGATCTTCACACCGAAGCCGCCGCTGTACCGCCAGCCCACATAGAAGAGAATTTTTGAGCCACTGTAGCTCAAGAATGGCAATACACCGGTGGATCGAAAGACTGAAAACGCGGCGACCGGAAAAAGCCACCACCAGTTAAACAGCGAAATGCATGCGATGGTCAGCCCCGAGAATAACAGCCACGGTGCCGACATCTTCGTGTTCGTACACATCCACTTCCAGCCGTGCGCGCCGTGATCCCACATCGTTGCTTCGTCAAGCGGCGGGACGCCATAGACAACACGCTCTTGGTCCTCAACACCGAGAACGAAACCGACGAAGTTGGCAAAAGGATTTCTCCACCACCAGTACCACGCGCGTAACGTAGGGTTAGCGATCTCGGGCAGGTACGGCACGCCGTTGTTTTCCACCGGTGCTTCGAACGTGTCCCCGTTCATCAGCCACCACAGCGGATTGAGTTTCTGACGCCATGTCGGGAAACGCAATGGCTTAACGGTCTCGCTATA